TGAGCCCCTGATCACGCCCTCTTGCTCGATGATGGAGCGCACGAGCGCATCGCGGTCGGCATCACTGAGCAAATCGCGGATGCCTTTGCCAGTATTCCGAGCCATGCGCTCACGATAAGCGGCTCGGTTGGCTTCCGGATTATCTCCGGCCGGCGCATACGTATCGACGATGTCCTGAATGGTGTTTATGCCCCGGCCGCGATAGAGGTCGAGTTGATGGCCTATAGCAGCGACGCCCTCGGCGTCCGAGCCGAAAATGCGGAAGCCTTTCGCATCGCGCGGCTGATCGCCCACGGCCTTGATGTTGCCCGGGTTGTGATTGTTAGCGGCTGCCGCGCGTGTAACGCCCGGCGTATATTCCTCACCGCCGAACAATTTCGCCATTGACTCATTGAACTGCGCTTGTAACTTGTCACTCGCAGTTGTGTCGCGATAGATGGACAATGCCTCGGAAAATCGCCCGTGTAGCAGCGCCATTGCGGCCGCTGCAATGGCCGCGAATCCGTCGACGACTTTTAGAATGGCCGTTTTAATGAGCAGTGCGACCGCAGCGATAGCTTTGAAACCGCCGACAATGCCTGTCACAAGTTCGTCGCCCTCGGCGAATCCTGTAAGCAATGTGCGAATGGCGGGCACGATGGCCGTAAGAATCAGATTGCCTACTTTTTCGACTCGCTCTTGAATAGCGATCCACTCTTGTCGAAACTTGAATGCTTCCGCCGTGCTGGTTTCCGTCGCGACCGCATTTTTCTCCGCGAGTGCGAGAGTCGCCTCGCGCGCGGTCCGTTCCTGTAACAGCAAATTGATGACATTTTCGCTGAGCCCGGCACTCGACATCGTCGCGCGAGCTGTCGCACGGTCTACGCCTTCGTATGCTCGCGCCAAGTCCTTAAGCAAGTCAGGCGTTTGTCGTATCTTGCCGTTAACATCGTAGAGCGCGATACCGGCCCGCATGAGCAAGGTAATGAGCGGCGACGGAGCGGCCGCGCCACGTTTGAAGTCGACTAGCTGCTGATTAAGCGCGAGCAGGCCAGACTGCGCCTCTTGCGCTGTACCGCCCACAAGTTTGACGGCGTTATCCCACGTTTCAAGCTCGTGCACGCCTAGGCCGAGATTCTTCGACACGGTCGACAGATTGGCATTTGCGTTGTTGAGCGAGGCGAGGAATTTGCCGAGCCCCGTGACCGTTTCGAATCCGAGGAACAGCACAGCCACGGAGCGACCTACTTCTTCCAGCGATTTAACCATCGCCTCGGAGGATGCCTTGACGGTATCCTGTACGGCCTTCGTGGACTTGGCCGCCTCGGCCGCACCTTTCTTGTAGCCGCTCGGGTCGAGCCCTAGGGTTACTAGCAGGCTGTCAATGACGGTCGCGGCCATGTATCAGCCTCATGTGGGGTTGTCGCGCGCGCGCACGACGCGCAGGTTATGGGCGTCGACGCTAATAATCTCCAATATATCATACAGGTCGCGCGCTCCGTAGACCGACTGCAGCTCGTGCAGGGTCGCCCGATTGCTCGACACCACGGTCCCGATGAGAGACGGGAGATTCGCGTAATCTATCAGGCCGCTGCTGTCGCCGGGTTGCCCGAAGTCAACGAGAGCGCGGCCAGTGAAAAACCCAAGTGCAGCTCGATGAGAGCGAGATAGAGTTGTCCGAAGGTCTTAATTTCCTCAATCTGGCAGCCGGGTCCGGTCACGATGGCTTGCAACGGCGCGCCCGGTTTGTGCTCATACTGCGCGCACCGCAGTAACTCGTCCTTGAGGTCCTTGGCGGCACTCGGGGGCAGCCGGAGGAGGGCACGTATGCCGGCGGCCGCGAGGCCCGCCATGCCCGCCTCCGTGGCTCCGTCAGGCAGTTCGAGCCCTGAGCTGGCAAGAGCGAGCAGAGCACGGGTAGCCCATTCTTGCCCCGAGTAGGCGTCCAGTTCTGTCAGGACGAACGTCTTACCGTTGTCGCGCTCGCCCGGCGCATCACTCCGGGTGCCGGGGATGGTCAATCGTTCAACGCGGCGCATAAATGAAAACTCCCGAGATTAGGCTCGGGAGTTTACGCTGTCGTGACAGTTCGGTCAAACGTTAGGCGTTGGCGGAAATTACCGCCTCGAAACTGACTTCGTACTGCACGGGCTGGAGAACTTTCTTGGCATCGCTCAACTGTTTGGCTTTCGTGAGCGCGCCCTTGCTCAGCGTGTAGACTTTGCCGACTGAGGGCAGACTGATCGACACGTCGGCGAAAAACTTCTCGCGCGCGGCCTTCTCGGCGCCGAGCCACGCATCAAACACGGCAACACTCGGGCTGTCGGCCTGTAAGGTCACGCTGAGCTTCGTTATAGCCGGTGTGAAGCCCGCAGACATGATGCCGTCAACGCCCATGATGGCCTCGCCTATGTCTACTGCCTCGTTCGTGAACGCATCGTCGGCGGCGTAGCCTTGAATCTGCTGCGCCACGGCGAACACGTCCGGCACGGACAGCGTGAATGACGAGTTGGCGCTTGTGATTGTAGCCATGGGTCAGAATCCTACATGATGTCGATGGACGCGAGCGAGATTTTCTGTACGCTGCCGCCGTCGGTGTACCACAGGGTGATTGGCGGTGAGCCGCGATTCCCGCGCACGATGCTCGATGCCGGACTGACCTGCAAGTACCACCCGACATTCGACAGAGTTGCGTCGATTTTCACACCCGCGGCGCTGTTGACGGCGCTCGCCTGCGCGGCGCTGAGTTCGACGCCGGGCACGATGCTGCCGAAGTTGACGGCCGCATTGATGGGGTCCTGACAGGCCGAGCGGATGAGATTATAGCCGGCCGTGTTGTACGGGATGCTCTTTACATTCACCAGCAGTTCCATGAGAGCGAGCTGCAGTGCGGCGTTGAGCGAGATTTGATTCACATAGGCGTCGAGCCACTTCCACACGCCCGACACGAGGCCGGTCTGCAGCATGGTGAAACCCTGCGCTGCCGTCGCATAAGCCGCGTAGAAGTTGTAGCCGTTGCTTGTGAGATTGGCCGCGACGCTCGCGTCCGTGATCTGCGCCGCGAGGCCCGACTGGCCCTTGAACGCAAACGTGATCCGACCGGCGTGTTCCTCGAAGTCAATCGAGGCCGCCGTGCCGCAGATGAACGCAGCCAGCGAACCGCCTGAGTTGTCGTACACCGGGCATACGCCCGTGTCCGTGTTCGTGAGAACGCCGAACGAGCCGGTCGCGTCGGGCGCGAGCGCGGTCGGGTCCGAGTCCTGACAGATGTAGGCGTAACGCTGATTCTGACCATTTACCCACGCAGCGAACGCGAGTTTGACACTGAGCAACTGCTCGGTCACGGTCATGAACAGCGCCCAGTTTTGGGTCGCTGCCACGACGGAGGCCATCACACTTGCAGCCGTCGCCGGATTCGCACCTTGCGAGGTCACAGCACCGTCGGCCTGCCGCAGCGAGAGCAGCGGAGCGATGGAGCCGGAACCGAAACTGATCGTCGAGGACGGCCCCGTTGTCTGACTTTCGATCACGAACGCATGGCGCAACGCGTCATACGTGACTGTGCCTACGCCGCTGACATCGACCGTGCCGGGACCGGCCGAGCCCGACGTGCTGACATTCACTGTACCAGTGCCGGCGAGCACGGTATACGTGCCGAATGACGAAATGGTCGCCGAACCGCCGAAAACGCCCGTACCCGTTACGGTATCGCCCACCGCAAGGAAGCCCGTCGTTGTGGCGGCAATAGTCAGTACGCCAAGCGTCTGCGACCCTGTGCCAGAGAATCGGCCCGTCGCATTCTGCACGGCCGTCTGAATGATGCTCGCGGCGTTCGAGAATGAAGTCGCCGTCGACAGATTGATCGGGTCCGAGGTTTGCGTCCGACCGTCGATGGTGATGGTCAAATTGCCTGAGACGCCCTGCAACTGCGCGAGCGTCATGCCCGCGAGAGAAGCACTGCGCAGGTACGCCGACACAGCGGCGCCGTTGAACTGCGCAAAGTAGAGCGTCCCGGGGAGCGTGTTCGCGCCCGTGAAGCCGTCGAAGTAGATGTCCGCAAGGACTGATTCGGGGGCCGTCGGGCCGAACCATGAGTCAACATCGGCCGCAGTCGAGAACGCCTGCACAGTGCCAATCGGGACCGAAGTATCGGCGCTCAGGAATACCGCATTGAGTGACAGCGGATTGCCGCCTGCGCCGAGCACGCCCGGGAGGACTTGTACGAGCTGACTGGCCGGGATGGAGTTCATGGGGGATAAGCCTCGTCGATCTCAATGAGGGTCGCGGTCAGTGTATCCGCAAACTGCTGCGGAGTCGAGACTACCGGATTATACTGCAATTGCGCGAGGACCGTCCATCGGTCCTCATATTGATCCTCGCCGTCATCGAGCGGCACCCGGACCGGCTCATCGGCATGAAGCGGTTGCGAATTCGTGAACGCATCGCAAGCCGTCTCGTCGCGCAGCAGCGTCGACAGAATGGCCGCCTGATCTCCCGAACCCGGGCCGTATACGTCGAGCTGCATCGACAGTCGGACGCTCTGCTCGATGGACAGATCGATGGGGTTCGGTATCGTCTCATCCCATGTATCGACGTTCGTAGCTAGGCGCGAGGCCGCGATCACTTGCATGACCACGAACGGACCCGCAGGCATCGCCACGCGGTTGACGAATCCTTGCACGACATGGGCGCTGTCGAGCCCGAGCTGCGCCATGACGAACGAGCGTACGTCGGTGTACACGAGGTCGAGTATGGGGTTGACTGTACTCACGGGCCGATCACTTGCTGCACGACGAGCAATTTAGTCCATCCGCCCTGCTCGACATTCCACGGACCGTCGACGAGCACGACAAGCCAAGTCGTCACTGATTCCGACTTAAAGGCCGAAAACTGCAATAAGTCGCCGCCCTTGGCGACTACGCGCTGCACACCTTGCGTGTTCCCGAACATGTAGACGGTGCGCGGGATGCCCTGAATGTTTAGAGCCGCAAGGCGCTCGACGTCCTTGCCGCTCGTCGGCTGCACCTGAATGCGGACTGTCACGCCGGTCGCGTACGTGGGCGTGCGTTTGCCGGCCGCGTTCACGGTTGAGCCCGTGGACACGAGAAGCGATGCGCTCACGTCGGGGTTGACCGAGCCTATGGCGCCACGGACGATTGCATGGAGATTCACTTGCTCACCACGTAGTCAACGGACCGCTGCATTGTACCCGTGTCGATGAGGGGCTTGTCGAAACCCTTGCGCGCGACTGTCGAGGGCGCATTCGCCGGATTCGCAAAGTCCACGATGGACTTTTGTAGCTGATCCTTGATCCGTTCGCCCATGAGTGCGAGCGCCTGTTCGACTGAGTAGCCCCGGGCTTTAATGGCTTTCGCCAAGTCCCGGCCCCAGTCTGGCGACTTGGCCGCAATCATACCTCGAAAGAAGGGTCGGGCCGGCGCCCGGGAGGTCCCGAACTCATTCCAGAATGCTACCTGAGCCACTGCTAGGGGCACTCCGGCGCCCGCTGCGAGCTTTCCGAGCGCTGCCTTGACTCGGCGGTTGTCCCGGGCGTTCGAGGCTAGGCGAGCCTTAGCGGCGGCCGGATACGTGGCGCCTTCGAGGAATCCCACCTTGACCACGCCCCCGGACCCGATGCGCGTGCCGAGTTCCGCGAGAACCTTGGCAACACCCTTGCCGCCGGTCACTTCGACTTTAACAGCCACCGCCGCCACCGAAGTCAGGGCCGAACGGACCGAGGACGGGGCCGAACGGACCGGGACCGTGATGCTGGCCGGGAATGTATGCCATCGTGCGGAACTGCGAAGTAGCCTGCCAGTACTGAGCGCCGTACTTCGTTTGAACGTAATACGCCTCGGACTGATTCACGGTGCCGTAATCCGCGGATACGCTGACCGCGCCTTCGGTCGCGTCCGCGATCCGGCCGACGATGCCGGGCGCTGGCGTCACGTTTCCGGCGCCGTCATTCGTGCCATTCGCGAGATAGGTGACGTGTGCCGTCAGTAAATAGAGCAGCGCCTGACGCGCGACCGC